ATGTATTTTACTGAAGCATCAGTTCCATATTCGTACTTTGCTACTTCTTCAATCTTTTCAACAGCATCTAACCATTGTCTTGTAGTCTTGTCAGAAGTTTCTACGATGACGTAGTTTGATCCGATGACTGTGATTTTACCAACTTCAGATGTTTCCTTGATGATGACTTCTTCTCCAAGTTCGAAGAGCTCACCTTTAACAAAAGCTTCTCTAGTTTCTGATACGGTTTTGAGCTGAATATGTCTTTTAAATTCATGTTCTTCTTTTAGTCCCATACCATTGCGTACAGCATTAAACATTTTCTTTGCATCAGGATTTGATATAGCTTTAGATAGTCCTTGAGAAAATCCAGTAAAATCATTACTTTTTGCATATCCTCTTTGTTTTGTTCCAGATGCACCTTCTGCACCTTTACCATCAGGATCTCTTTGTCCTGCACTAACTACCTTTATACCACCATCAAAATTAAAAAAGCCGTGAGAACCTTTTTTCCCGTTATATTTATTCAGACGTAAATCATATTCTTTTACACGATCAGATCCTGCAACCATAACAACCTTTTTAAATCCAGAGTTATACATTGCAGACAACGCATGAAAAGGTGTTACTACTTTTTTATCAACAATAATCGATCTTGCATGACGAGGAAACATTTTACGTGCAAACTTAACTTTATCCGAATAAGTAAGCGGATTATCTTTTTGATCGTTTGACTGCGACAAGTACACACGATAAGGTGCTCGACCAGCTGACGCTGCGAGCTTATCTAATAATTTACCATGTCCAATAGTAGGAGGATTCATTCGGCCAAAGACCAAATAACCAACTCGTTCTTCCTCTACTAAAAATTCACTAAATCTATTGATCATTTACCATGAGCTCTCTGTCTTACTTTTGGCATGATTTTGCGTGTAAGTCTATTTACTCTTGGTTTCATCTTATCGATTCGTTTTTCAAGTTCACGTTTTCTAGCTGGGGTTAATTCCGATCTTGGAATACCTTTAGTCAGCTTTTTATATATCATGTCTCGGGCTTGTTTACGGGCACGTTTTTTGATACGAGCAGGATTAGCTACACGTTTCATCATACGCTTACGAGCAATTTTTAATTTGTTTTTATTTTTTCTCATATCGCGGGCACGTTTCATCCGCGATGACATTGATAAAGCCTCATCGGTAGATTCTTCTTCTACTGATGTTTCTTCGTACATGTGCTTACGTCGCTTCATGTAACGATACTTTATCCATTCATCTTCACCTGGTTCAACAGGTAATACCATTAGTTCTTTAAAACTATACATTACTTCCTCGTTGGTTTATCCCATCCCTTTAATATATCTTTGCTGAAGTTGTTGTATGAAAATTCCATACGATCAACAATCTTAACAGCATCACCACCAAGTTTATCAATTGCAACGTAACCTTCTTCTCCAGTTACCTTGTATCCATTATGAGTCTTTACAAAGGTCTTCACCTTTGCTAACTTATTAAGTATATTTATAAGTTTTAATTTTGCCAAAACCATTACTTTTTGCAGTTCAAACATCTGTTCTAAACTTTTTTTGTTCTGTACACTAAAAAATGATAATATTGCATCTAACTTTTGCTGCTGTGCAGCTTTACCTTTTGCAGTTTTACGCTTATCTATTTCTTTTTTGTATCTTTGTGTGACGAAACGAATGAGCCCAGATACATGTCCTCTTGTATTTCCAATGACTGTGCCTGCTCTGACAAAGGAGTTATTATAGGTTTCAATGAGCTTTTGTAACTCTTCCTGTCCCTCGAGCGCCCTGAGAGTTGTTCCCGAGATTTTATTAAAAATTTTGCCAGCAGTCGATAAATATTCATTCACTTCCTCCGTATCACGTTTGCTCATTGTTACATTAGTTAAATCTCTAAGCATTGCGTCTTGCGACCACACGGCTTTAGATTTTTTTAGTTTTGAAACATTTACACCATACGAAGCTCTCATGGTTTCAAATGTTTTACCTGTATATGTAGTATGCCAGACAATTCCTATTTTAGATTTCTTAATCTCTGCGGCTGCAGCTGAATCACTTGGTACTGCATAAACTATTGTGTTAGGATGAAATGTGACATAGGAGTCACCAGCAATCTTTTTAGTTTTTACATCTCCTGGTCCATATAAGAAATCACCTTGCACGACGCCTTTGATACCCAAGGCAGGGAGTTCTGACAAAGCGGTTTTAAGCTTATCAGCAAGATCACCGCTAGTGTCAGCATCGACATCAGCAGGAGTTTTATAGACCTTGGGATTTTTATTGAAGATCCCCTTTTTTGCCACGAAGAATCTTCCATCACCAGGATCAATACCAGCAAATATAGCAGGAGCACCGTCCCACTTAACAGATACACTTCCATCGTGTTCACCTTTCAACATATCTCGTAGAGAACGTAAAGCCATTATAGCTTCTCGAGTTCCTTTGACACCGCCGTATATGACCTTGTCTTCGATATGGGTCATATGTGTATTTTTATTTTCAGTTATACTTGTTTTAAAATTTTCCATATGCCTATTATACCACGATTCTTTTTAAATGTACACAGTTTATTCTAATTTTGTTGCAACTAAATGTACTCTATTTTCTTCACCGCCATTAAAGAAGTTATGGTACACAGTATTGTCTGTAATATAAACTGTACCATCTGCACGCATATAATATGCACGATCTTCAATAATCATTCTACAACCTTTGTTGGTGTAAAGTGGAATATGAATCCTCCGTTCTGGATCTCTGTGCCAAGATAGACACGATCTGGGGGGTTTCATCAAGAACCTGAGTCTACCAATATTCCACTTACTCGCTAATATCTTAAACACCTCTTCGGTGTATGTGCCCTCAAACTCTGGACAAATCTCTGTATATTTGTACTCGTCTACAAATGGTAGACGTTCTTCCTCTTTATCTTCGTCAGTCGGATAAGTCCAATACTTACCTCTGACATTACCACCAGTGACTGAGTTAGGATCTCCTGGTATTCTATTGACACATACTGCGTTAAAATCAACGTTGCGTGCGTCATCCGTTACGTGTTCATGTTCTTTTGTAAATCTGATATAATCCATATATAAACGATCAACATCAATATTTAAATCATGTTCTTCGATAGGATCGTATCCACTTATCCACTGCATTATATTATCCCTTATGCTGATGCCTTTGTGTAGGCGGACGAATCATTTGTTTTAGCTCCCATAACATTTACTATTTCTGATGTAAAGTCATTCCGCTGTTTTACACTTGCGTTCATAAGCGCTGCACCAAGATGTGCAGCCCCTAATAACGGGTGTATAAAATGTGCTTGACCTTTTTTAGATGATAGACCAGCCTCAAATGTGGCTTTGTCGACTTCAGGATTTACTACCTTTACTAAATTATAAAAATCATTTACCATCTTATTTGGAGGATTTGGTCCAGCCAATAATCTTGCTTGACTTACTAGTTCTTTATTTGTCGGCATTCTTTTTCTTAAATGCGTTGCGGCTGAATAAACAATTTGTGCATATCCAGTTCTACCCCCACGAGCACCCTTACCTTGTAGTTCCATATTCAAAGCGCCAAAAGAATTAGGTGCACGTATGTCTGCTTTACTTGTTCTATCAAAGAAGAACATCCCATTTTTAGATGAGAATATTCCTTTACCTGCAGCAGTTTCTAATGTAACTCTTGTAAATACATGTGTATCTAAATCTTTTTCTTCTACATTATAGTCGGTAAGTTTAACAGTTTCTTTTGCTTTTACTTTCTTAAGAGAAATTCCTATTACTTCTTTATCCATAAAACTCTTAAGAATAAATTCGTTTAGTTCTCCAAATGTTTTTATCTGAGTTAATTTACCAGCAAGCGAGTTATGATTCTTAATCGCCCATATATCACCTGGATTCCATTTATCATGGTTAATAGCCGGTAAACCTTCAGCTCTGCGTAATTTATTTTTTAACGCATATAACGAATCCATTTTTTTATCACCGCGATGTAAGGTGTGTCTTTTAGTTACATATTTTGCTTTAATTAATTTCTCAGCTATCTTAAATCCAGATACGTGCCATGATCCATCGATAGCAGTATACCTATCAAAAGGTTCACTTACAAATACTGCATCTTTATATTTTTCTAATGTCTCTATCGTATAGTGTGAAAATTCGTGTGTTAAACCTTCACCTAGCACTGCAGCAATATACAAACATTGCAGTGATTCAAACTTTGCAGTCTCTCCTGTCGCACCCGCTCCTGCGCCTTGACCACCAAACAAAGGCGATTTACCAATAAGGTTTGAAGCTATAGTACCTCCGTCTTTTAAATCAAAAGTAACAGTTGCACCAGATGTAGGATCAGCAAGATAATTTTTAAGTCTGTCTATATTTTCTTGTGAGTTTTTTACATAAACATCTTTTCCTTCAATATCACTAACTGGATCTCCAGCCTTTATTGCGTCAATAAAGACGTCAACTCTGCTTTCTCTTGATCCGCTAACGGGCTTACCCCATTCTGCCCTAGACATTTTTGCAAACGTAGCCATGTATACCTCATAGAAACTTATCTCTATTTATATAAAAAAAGGACGGTATAAAACCGTCCTAGGAGCCCAAAAATGGGTGGGGAGAAAAAACGGCGTTAGTCACGTCGCTCATAAATGTACGCATCTACTCTCGATGCATACCTGAGCGGTAGTGACTGATTGTACCGGCGAACGCCACGCCTATGACCTCGTGCTTGAAGCTTGATGTAGTACCTTTGGTACTTACCAGCATCTTTCAACATTCGGTTACATTTAGATACAAAAGATCTTAAATCTGCAATTTCAGGATCATTGCGATCCGTAAAAGTTGCGATGTATGAATCCGATGTCCGGGTCGTGTACATTACGACACCTCCATATCGAAGTATTCTTCTAATTCACGTTCTTCACGTTCAATATTCTTTTCAAGATCGTCAACAATATCGAGTAACTCAATACAAATCTGTGTACGAGTTTTTTTCTGATTGAATGCTCTGCGGGCAAGACTAGACAATTTCTTTTTCATTGTCATTGCGTCTTGAATATCTCTAACTATAATCATGCGTTTCTCCTTATCATATGTAATACTAACACATTTTTAAGAAGATGTACATAAAAAAATGCGACCGAAGCCGCATTAATTTAGAGTATATCATTTATGTCACACTATTTGTCATTTCTTTTATCCTTACGCACACCTTGTAAATACTTAGGAACGCCTGCGTCTTTCTTCTTCAACCAATTCTTCAACCAAGTTTTATATTTCTTTCTTAACTTACAGAATATTTTAGGCAGCGCGAGCATACTCGACTGCCTTTTCAGCGGCTGTGACTTTCTTAGCCTGATTGTAACCGAACCACTGATTGTGAAGACGATTCTCTGAGTTTCGTCCTTGTAAGTGGTCAGTGTAATATGTTACACTGTTGAATGCTTGCCACCATGTACCTGCGGCAAACTCAGCACCTGGCTGAACCTCAAGAGCATCGTAGCACATTTTAGCAGCTTTAGACATATCGTCATAAACTACAACAGGAGTTTTTTCCTCTTTACGAGATGTAGTTGGAAATACATCGTTGTAATATTGGATAAGAGACTCTGCGGTAACTTTACGAGAACCTAAGAACTGAGCCATCTCTTTGTACTTAGCAAACTTTTCAGATGCAAGACCGAGAGTGTCTTTCACAGTATCAGCATCGAATGCTGTACGATGACCAACTTTGACATAATTCTTAGAAGCTGCTTCTAAAGAGAAAGTCAATGTGTTATGACATACAACACGAATCGGAGTAAACCGTACGTCTACTGCTTTTCCATACTGATGAGGATTTGAGAAGAGAAGATACGAATCAACACGATCTTCACCGAAGACGTCAAAAGACTCTTTGACTTTTGCCAAAGCCCACACATTACGACCTTCTTTCAAAGATCCTGCTGTATGCATTTCCATATCACCAGCAGCAACAAACTCTGAGAAGAAAGTAAATGCTTCTTCGTTCTGTACTGGTTTCCAATCTTTACCTGTGACGTCAAGTAAAGTATTGTCTGAGGTTCTGACAAGAGCAACCTTGTCGTTGATTTCGATACCAGTTTCGGTAACGATTTTTTGCTGTTCGACTTCCCAGTCGACTCCAGCTTTTTGCATCATTTGAATTGGTGTTAAGTCATTGCTAACTTCTGTACCAAGACCGTGCCATGGTAGCTCACCTGCGTAAGCCATTGTTTCTACTTCATGAGACATTATATAACTCCTTGTTCCATTAATTCATTAACCATTAATACTTCTTTATTAAACTCTGCCGTAGTTGACTGCGAAAAGTCAAGTACCATATTATCAAATACTTTTGTTGCTTTTTCCATATCGCAGTTTAGTAGCGCCATGATTTCTTTCAGATATAACATTAACGATTCCTCTCATTTAATAAGTATATTCTAACATATTTCAAATCAAATGTACACAGTTAATTTCACTTTTTTTCATTTTTTTTAGCTGCCCATGCTTCTTCAAATCGATCTTCTTTTTCATAATGAGGAGCTCCGTCACATCCTGACTGCCAAGCTCTTCTAAAATAACTATTATAGCTACTCATTACTGTTTCTTCGGTAGCATTTAAATGACCTTTTACTAGAAAGAATATTCTATAAGCTTCTTTCAAAGATGGTTTATCTTCTGACATAATTAGCCAGTCTCTTCTTTTTCTTCTATCTTATCTTTTAATTCTTTGATGTATCTGTTAAGATCGATTATATCAGCTTCTAATTTTCTAATGTGACTTTTCATTTCATTAGTACTTCTCCATACATGTTGATCTACACCTTGTACATCATTCCATGTCATGAATACAACTGCACCAAGGAAAACTATTATTCCTACTATTAAATATTCCATAATCATTTGAATTCCGAAGTATCTGCGTAAGAGGCACCTTTAGATCCGAACTCTGTCATGTAGTCGTCTGACGTACCACCGGTTCTTTTGTTTTCTACAGTGTAGACACTTTGATCTATTTTGTAGCCTGGATTTCTTGTTAGTCTTTCTGTAATGTAAGCATCGTCAGTCCATACAATTCTATTGTTAGGATATATGAAAAAGTTTCCATCATCCATTTTAAATGTATGGCCACACTTGTGTTCAGGATCTTCAGAAAAATTACAGTCTAGATTGCCAGCATGGTTTTCCCATCCCCAATCTAATGTAAACATATATTCACCCCAATGTCTACCACCTTTTAAATCTATCAGCTCCGCTCTGCGTTTAGCTAATCGGTGTCTTACATTGACATCAATATATGGAGAAAAACAATTCCAGTATTGGTGCATCTCTATAGGATAAACTGGAGCATCTTCTTTCCAACAAAAAGCCATTATAGGTCTTCTTGTCCAGTTGACTCCATTTTCCATGAGTGCTTCGAATAACGGAACTCTATGTTCCATTGATGCAACAGAGTGAACCTCTGCCACAGAAAAATCTCCATGACCTTTTTGATGATCGTACATGTACTCGTCTCTAATTAAACATGTAAAAGGTGGAAGATTGTGATTAAGATATGACATATTAACTCCTGTATCAAAAGGGGGGCTTACTGCAGTGCCCCCCTCTCTATCTGCATTTAACGTATGCAGCAACCGACTGAGTTTACGGTATCAGTACGTGTACCGACCTAGAACAGCCCTACGTAGGATTATCGCGTCTAGGCTTTTTTGACGGTCCTTCAGCGGATTTGCTAGGTTGACCGTCCTCACCATTACTATCTATATCCCAAAACTTTTTCTGTTCTTTAGTTTCGGCCATAGCTTCTATGTCGTCTTTACTTATCATAGACCTTGCTCTTTAGCAGCAGCTATTATAAGTGGTGTGAAGACTTCTTCTATGTCA